CTTGTTCCTGAAGAGCCTGAACTACCATCCGTACCACTTGTTCCTGAAGAGCCTGAACTACCATCCGTACCACTTGTTCCTGAAGAGCCTGAACTACCATCCGTACCACTTGTTCCTGAAGAGCCTGAACTACCGTCTGTACCTGAAGTTCCTGAAGAACCTGAACTACCATCCGTACCACTTGTTCCTGAAGAGCCTGAACTACCGTCTGTACCTGAAGTTCCACTAGAACCAGAGCTACCATCTGTACCTGAAGTTCCTGAAGAACCAGATGAACCAGAGCTACCACTTGTACCTGAAGAACCTGAAGAACCTGAAGAACCACTTGAACCTTGTGCACCTACAAGACAAAGAGTAACTCCTGCCTGTGTTTTATAATTAGGACTTTGAGAATATGTAATAACCGCAATCAAATCTCCTGTTGAAGCGGTATAACCGCTAATTATCATATACTCTATAATATCATCAGGCGCATATACACTTAATGTTTGTCCAGGACCCCATGCCATATTTGGATATGAAGGCCCGTTATAGGGTTGTCCTACCGATTGAAAATAATAATCTCCAGATAAAAATGGTGTACAAATTAAGGCCGATGTACCAGAGCTTCCTGATGTTCCTGAGCTACCACTTGTTCCTGAAGAGCCTGAACTACCATCTGTACCACTTGTTCCTGAAGAACCAGAGCTACCATCTGTACCTGAAGTTCCTGAAGAACCTGAACTACCATCTGTACCTGAAGTTCCTGAAGAACCAGAACTACCATCTGTACCACTTGTTCCTGATGAACCTGAACTACCATCAGAACCTGAAGTTCCACTAGAGCCTGAATTACCATCTGTACCACTTGTTCCTGAAGAACCTGAGCTACCATCGCTACCTGAAGTTCCTGATGAGCCACTTGAGCCATCTGAACCAGATGTTCCTGAAGAACCTGAGCTACCATTAGAACCAGATGTTCCTGATGAGCCACTTGAGCCATCAGAACCACTTGTTCCTGAAGAACCAGAGTTACCGTCTGAACCTGATGTTCCTGATGAGCCACTTGAGCCATCTGAACCACTTGTTCCTGAAGAACCTGAGCTACCGTCTGAACCACTTGTTCCTGATGAGCCACTTGAGCCATCAGAACCACTTGTTCCTGAAGAACCTGAGCTACCGTCTGAACCTGAAGTTCCACTAGAACCTGAGCTACCATCAGAACCACTTGTTCCTGAAGAACCTGAGCTACCATCTGTACCATTAACACCGCTTATTCCTGATGTACCTGAAGTTCCTGATGAACCACTTGAACCGTCTGAACCTGAAGTTCCACTAGAACCAGAGCTGCCATCAGAACCTGAAGTTCCTGATGAGCCACTTGAGCCATCTGAACCTGATGTTCCTGATGAGCCACTTGAACCATCGCTACCTGAAGTTCCTGATGAACCCGAAGTACCATTTGTACCTGAAGTACCGTCAATACCACTAACACCTGAAGTTCCACTAGTTCCTGAAGAACCATTTGAACCCGTATTTCCTGTTATTACTACTGTAATGTTTCCGCCACCATCATCTATAACTGATGCTCCACTGAATGTAATTCCTGAAACATTAGTAACTGGTGTTCCACCGTCTCCAACAGATAAGGCTGAGCCTGAAGTTATACCTGTAATTGATACCTCAGTACCATCACTATTGTTTAAAGTTAAGGTTGAAGAACCGCTATTATATGTTCCACCTGTTACAGTACCTGTAAATCCTGTGATTGATATTGTTCCTCCTGTACTATTAAATAAATCTAAAGTAGTAGTTGCTGAATAGTAAGTACCTCCAGTGATTTGAACATCATCTCCATGGAAAATTCTCCATCTAGCATTTTCTCTTGTCGTACCACTTTGTCCTTCAATTGTTGACCCTGTCCAAGCATTAACCAAAGCTCTACCACCAGCACTATCTGTAATTACTTGATATCCAAACTCCAAATCGTAAATTGAACCATCAATTTGAGCAATATTCCATAAAGAAGCATAATTTGGAATGGTATATTGGTAAACTTCCTGAGTTTCTTGAACGAATACCTGCATTCCTAATCTTCTTCTTCCTGAAGAAATACCATCACTATATAAGTTTAACTGACTAATAACAGGTTCTGGTGGTCCACCATAAATGAAACTAATCGGAATAGTATTTCCAGAATATAATACCTGTCCTCCTGATGCATATGTGCTTGATGGAATAACCCAATTTAAATCGGATAAATTCCAAACTTCCATATATCCACCAACAGTACCGACACTAAAACTGGTACCCTGGTCACTATCTAATGTTACTGAAATTGGCTCTGCAATAATTGATGCCGATATTGGATTTTTATAACTGAAACTCATTTTATTTTATTTTGTTTTTTATATTATTTTTTTATTTTATAAATATTACACAAGTGTTGAACCTTGGAAATAATGCGGTAATAATCCAACTGGTAATTGGAATGCTGCCGAGTTATATGTTGAATACATTCTATAAGTTCCAGCAGGTATGTTTGTACTTCCTGAGTAGTTAATTATTAAACTATTATATGTTGAATTCATTGTTTTATTTGTCATACTACCAGACGCTGTTCCTGATTTAACATTTGAATACTTTTGACCGTTTGTTGCTCCTGTTGAAACAAATATTGTAACCCAACTTGTTGCTGAGAAATAAGCCGCTGGAACTTGGACAGTTTGGAATTGGTATGCGGTAATAGGATTACCATAAGCATCATTTCCTCCTGTTGTTGTTGATATTGGTGCCGTTAATATTGCAGGTTCATAAACTCCCCATCCACTGTAACTTAAGTATGCATTCATTTGTGCGTCAAACGTTGCTTGTACAGTTGAAGGTGCTGATGGTACAGTATTAAATCCTTTCCAAGCACTTCCTTGGGACACCATCCAAGCACTTAAATTAGCCCTTGCTCCTGAACCATCATTTTGGTCCATAAACAAGTAAGCGAATAATGGTTGGTTAGTTGGTGTTGGAGTAGGTGATGTTGTAGGAGTTTGTGTATTAGTTGGTGTTTGTGTTTGTGTATTAGTTGGTGTTTGTGTAGGAGTTTCTGTAGGAGTAGATGTTTGTGTTTGTGTATTAGTTGGAGTTGCTGTAGGTGTAGGCGTTTCTGTGTTAGTTGGAGTTTGTGTTTGTGTATTAGTTGGAGTCTGTGTAGGCGTTTCTGTAGGTGTAGGTGTTACACTACTTGTTGGTGTGTTAGTTGCTGTTAATGTTGTAGTTGTTGTTGGGGTTGCAGTATTAGTTGCTGTTGGGGTTGCAGTATTAGTTGGTGTTTGCGTTACTGTAGGTGTTTGTGTCTCCGTTGGTGTAGGTGTTAAACTACTTGTTGGAGTTTGTGTTGCAGTTTGAGTTGGTGTCTGTGTTGGTGTTGCGGTTGGCGTTTCAGTATTTGTTGGTGTTACAGTTGATGTTGGTGTTTCAGTTGAAGTTTGTGTTGGTGTTGATGGTGGAGTTTCCCCAGGTGTACTTGTTAATGTCGTAGTTGGAGTAGGTGTTGGTGTCTCAGTTGAACTTGGCGTCACACTTGGTGTTGCAGTCTGAGTTGGCGTTTCAGTTGGTGTTGATGTTATTGTTGGTGTAGGAGTTTCAGTTGGTGTTGATGTTATTGTTGGTGTCGGCGTTGGAGTCGCAGTTGATGTTTCAGTTGCTGTTGCAGTTACACTTGGTGTATTTGTAGGTGTTTCAGTTGGAGTTGAAGAAAGAGTTGGAGTAGTTGTTGGTGTAGTTGTTGGAGTAACAGTTGCTGTCTGTGTAGCAGTTTGTGTTGGAGTTTGAGTTGCAGTAGCGGTCTGAGTTGGTGTTTCAGTTGGTGTTGCTGTAGATGTTTGTGTATTAGTTGGTGTTGATGGCGGAGTTGCTCCTGGCGTTGATGTTAAAGTTGTTGTAGGTGTTGTTGTTGGTGTTTGAGTTGGTGTTGATGTTGTTGTTGGTGTTTGTGTAGATGTTGGCGTTGTTGTATTTGTTGCCGTAACCGAAGGAGTTGGCGTTTGTGTAGATGTAGGCGTTGATGTCTCACTTGATGTTGGAGTTTGTGTTGCGGTATTAGTTGGTGTTTGAGTTTGTGTTTGACTTGGAGTTTGTGTTTGACTTGGAGTTTGTGTTTGTGTTGGAGTTGTAGGTAAAGTTTCTGTTGGTGAAGGTGTGATTGTAGGTGTTGCACTATTTGAAGGTGTTTGAGTAGGTGTTGATGACGGTGGAGTTGGTGTTGGTGTACATAGAAATTCTACAACAACCCCATTAAACATTTCCGTTCTTGTTTGTGCGGAATATATTGGAGTTGTTAATATTGAGTCAATATAAACATTAAAAGGTCCAATTGCATTGGAAGTTGACGCTAATCTTACAATATAAGATGAACATCCAGAAACTGTTAGTTGTTGAGCGACCTCATTATTACACCCTGGAGCAAGATTGGTTACAATTATTGAATAAGTTGACATCCGCAGATTTTTATTTAATAAATACCACGGATATATTATTTAATAAAAATTATTTAATTAAAATGTTTGTATATTATTTTTTATATCTCAATTGTATAAATTGAACATACACAAGAAGAATCTTCAACATTTAAACTGAACGAACAATTTGTTTCTTGAATTGTAATATCAACCACACAAGAAACAAGATTAACTGTAATTTCAAAAGCACATCCAAATGTACAATCAAGAATTTTAAATACTTGACAACCATTTGCATCTGTTAATAATAACATGATTTGAGGTGCAGTATTAAATATTGCAGGAATAGTTGTGTTACCTGAATTAAAACTTTGTGTTGGTGGAACAGGTCCTGTTGTTATTGTTGCGATGTTTGTCAGGTTGTTACCATAAACATCCGCAATACTAACTGTAACGGGGTAAGTACCCCCTGATATCATATCAATTCTTATCTGCGTCATGTTAAACACATTGTATCGTAAACAATAACTAGTTCAATAATAATCTCTTGTCCATTTAAACTATTATTATTTCTACTAGTTTCAATTGTTATTTGGTTATTTAATGGGTCAATTGTTACATTACCAACGCCTGAAATACTTCTTAGTAAAGATGAAATTGCATTATACCAAAGATTATCACTTGGTGCCGTTGATAAAGAATTTGAAACAAAGAATTGTTGACTAACCACAGTACCTAAAGGTTGTACAGAAACTTTAGCACTAAAAGTTGCTGATATTAAATCACAATTTGTATTACCTGATGTTAAATCAATAAATCCTTCATTCAACATTTGAAGTAACCCATATTTGGCTGGTGTTTGAATTTGGAAAGTTTCTGCACCCATAACATATAGTTGATACGAAACGTAAGATGTATTACAGTCAATTACTGTAGACCTTCTTAAAGAACATCCATTTGCATCCGTAACTGTTAGACTATATGTTCCTGCGGTTAATCCTGTAATCTGTATTTGTTGAGGATTACCTGATATGTTAGAAGACCAATTGAATGTGAACGGAGGTGTTCCTGAAGATATAAATGCTGTTATTGTTCCATCAGTTCCTGTACCACAAGAAGTTGAATATAATGTATAATTAAGTTGTACACTATTATTTACATATACTTGTGTTGTTTGGGTACAACCTGTGGCATCTGTTACTGTTATTGTGTGTTGTCCTGGTGATACATTTGTGAATGTTACAGCACTTAATGTTGTATCGATTACATTATACAATCCGTCTAGAGAATAATCAAAAGGCTCTGTTCCTCCTGTAGTTTTTGTAATTGTAACAGTACCATTATTTTGTGCACATGATGTTCCAACAACTGAAGTAGAAATTGTAAATTTGTTTTCAGCTACGAGAGTTTCTTCTCCCATATATGAACAACCTGTTTGGTCTCTAACTCCAACCATATAGGTTCCTGTACTAAGATTACTAAACAGTTTAGATGTTTGGCTTGAACTAATATTGGTTGTATCACCATTTGGTTTTATAAGTGTATAAACATATGGTGTGGTTCCGCCAACAACTGATATTAATATTTGACCATCAACACTTGAACATGTTGAACCAGATGCAGAAACACTAACTGAAGCAATTCCTCCAGGTGTAATTAAAGAAGTACCTACATTTATAAAACAAAATGCGGCATCTGTTACATTGAACAAATAATTTCCTGCAGATAATCCTGAAAGTGAAAAAGTGTCACTATACGATATTAAGACATCTCCTGTTGATGCCGAATAATAGTATGGAGCAGTTCCACCCGTTATTCTTAAAGTAATTGCACCATCATTTGAAAAACATGTTGGCTGAGCTACTGTAAAATCACCAAATCCAAGCTGTGATACATTTGTAATAACTCCTGATTTTGTAACTTCACATCCTGAAGAATCTGTTACTGTAACTGAATATCCTCCAGCAGTTAATCCTGTAATAGTACTTCCTGTTTGTCCATTACTCCAAAGATAACTATAAGGTGAAAGACCTGTTTGTCCTGTAACAAATATTTTACCTATTGGTGTTCCCCCACAACTTGAGTTTGGTACCACGTAAAGTCCAAAATCAAAAGGACCTGAATCTTCAACTATAAAACATTCACTTCTTCCTGTACATCCACCTAAATCTTGAGCCAATGTATAATAAGTCCCAGCCGTTAAATTTGAAAATATAAATTGTGCTTCATTTGTAACCGCAGATGTAATATATGTGTTATCAGAAAAAAATAAAAATAAGTTAGTTGATGAATAATCTGAAGTTGTTGTACCTGTAACACCACCATTATTCAAAGAACAAGTTGTGTTTGAGACACTTAATATATCACAACATATTCCATCTGAAACAGGAATGTTAACAAAGAATTCTTGGTTTGTTGGAACTGAAGAATCATTTACGCGAAGAACATAAGTATTTGGTTGTAACAAATTTCTATATGAACTTAACACTGCTTGGTCTGTACCTAAATTTGGTGTTTGCCATTCTACAGTATAGGGTGGTGTTCCTCCTGATGGAGTAAATAATATTGCGCCAGCACCTACATTTGAACAGTCCCCCGTTATTGATACAAAATATTGGAATGTTGCCATTAGTTATTATTACAATTTATATCTATATTTATTCCAACGTTTAAACTTAATGTTTCATTTAAGTTACGAGGCTCACAAGTTAAACTTGTTATTGTTAACACATTACCATTAAGGAAATAAGTAAAACCAAAATCATATAACATTGGTAGAAAACTTATTAAAGAGCTTCTCCAGAGTCTGTTAGTTGGTACATCTGTATTACCGTATCCTGTGTAAAATTGTTCTTGAATTAATATATCATTTCCAACTCTTAAATCAACATACCATTTAGATTCGATTGAACTTAAAACACATTGAGTTATTGAAACCCCTTCAGATTCCAATAAATTATTAACTCTATTGTTTAATATTGAACTAAAATTGGAAACTGTCACATCACCGTTTAACCAAGGATATATTGAAAAATCTGTATACTCAGTCGAACACGTATAATCAAAAATATTTGATATGATATAACAAGGGTCAACAGGGACTGGTATAAACTGGCAACCTCTTTGTCTTCTATAAACAAACTTTTGTTTTTGAAAAATTGAATTTTCATATTTTACTCCTCCATTCCATATTGTTGTTGCAGGAACCATTTGTTCTACCAACTTAATCCAATATGGACCAATACCAACAACATAATCAATTAATTTTTGATAAGTGTATTTGTTGTTTGGTATTCCAATAGTCTGTTCTTGTTCAAGATATTTCCAAAATATTGATTGTAGCGTTGGATATCCTCCTGTTTTACCATCAGTTATATATTGTCTATTTCTTGTGTTAATCATATTCTCCCAAAATGTTTGAGAAAATTCAAAAAATGTCTTTTTCTTTGGCTCAGGATTTACAAACGTTGAGTCTACTCCGCCAGGTACTGGATAATTTACTGTTAATCCTGTTTCAGGTATTGGATAGTCATATTTTCTTGATTGTGTCCAAACATCATAAACTAAACCTTGTGCTGGATTTAAAAATATTTCAACATTTTTAACATTCAAAACTAACTTATCATTATCAACAAAATAATATGCATTGTAGTTACCTTGAGTTGATACTCTTATTTTGTCATCATTTTTTAACCAACTTTTATTGTTGTCAACTATTCTTCTTAATTTAAATCCTTCTGTCATGTATGGAAAATCCCTAAATCTATCAAGATAAGTTTGACCATATGTAAAGGGTTGTAATTGAGTTTGTATGTCATAGTTTTGTCCTGTATATACTCTTCCTGTAATTTGAACCGCGTCAGGGCTTCTGTGTTGTGGTGTTGTTTCGTACCAACCTGAACCAATTTGGAAGAAATATGTTTCTGTGTCAAGTGGTGCTTTTGGATAACCTTCAACGTCCATAGGATAATCTACCAATCTAATATTGATAGTTTCATATGTTGAGTTTGTTGTATACGCAGTAAACAATTGTCCTTTAACTTTAAATGTATCATTTGAATATGCTGGTACTTGGTCAACATATGTACCTCCTGAAATTTGTGTCCACTGAGTATAAAATTGGTCGAGATTAATTCTTTGGTCAGCTAAATAAATGTGTTCATTATATTCAATTAATGATTCAGGAGCACCAATCAATCTTAACATAAACTCAATAGACCTTCTTGTTCCTTTAGATTTAAAAAGATAAGCGGCATTTAAAATTAAATTTCTATAAAATCCGTAATTAATTTCTGTTGGTGTTAAAGCTCTAGCATAACCAGGGTAATTTGGTGTTGTTGTATTTCCAAATATTGAATCTAAAAAATTCTCGTCTGTTATTGGAGAAAAATTAGATGTCCATCCCAATGTTTGTGCCAAGTTTACAAGTAATTGTGAAGGAATGTCGTTAGATGGATTGTAATTAACAGAATCCATATAAGCCAAACCATCAATAAATTGTTTTATTTGGTCAAAACTTCTACCATAGATTTGAAATATTTTATCAACTTTTCTACCCAATGTATCAAACTCTTTCAATGAACCACTTACCAAAAATCTGGAAATTAAGTTTGTCTTGAATGAATCCAAATTAACCGCAATGTCTTGTAATTGTTGTAAGTAATCATCAAATTTAAAAGACCTAATATCCAAGTTCCAATTACCGTCCTTAGGCCATGTTACGTGTTGATAATCAGTATAGAATTGTCCATCAAGATTTTGTTGTGGTACTTGGAATGCCGCAGTATATTCAGGAACAACAAGTCTATTCAACAAGAATTTTTCAATTTCATCAAAACTTTCATTGAATACTTTGTCAACAATAAAATCATTTGGTCTTATTTCAAAGTTTTCATAAATGTCCCATGGGCTTGTAGTTCCAGAAATCCCAAATGGCGCTCCTGAAACATAAAATGCCAAATATCCATAATTCAAAGACTCTGACGGTTTAAACGACACTACTTTGAAAATATCATCATTAATACTAACACAATAATCTAATGACGTATCATAAAGATTTCTATACGGAGATACTGTTAATTCTCTTAATGTTAAGTTTGTTGATGCACTAACCGAATAATCGATACCAAATGGATTAACAATTCTATCAACATTAACCTCAAAATATGTTTCATTTAACACCGAATCATATTGTATATTAACAGCTGTTGCACCTGTTAAGTAATCAGGGGTATTAAAAACAATATCCAAAGACGCAGGAAAATAGTTAATAATTTTTGTTACTGAAACTTGAAATCTTTTTGCGAGTGACCCATACATTGAAAAGTTCAATACTTGAGAAACATCATAATTTGGATAAACTCTAAATTGTGTTGCTTGAATTCTTCTACTCTCAATTAAATCTTCAATACCTAAAGCATCAAGTGTTATAGGCTCCGAAAAGGCTCCTACATTAAATTTTCTGTTAACTTTTTCAGTTACAGATGTTGTAAATTCAAAATTACCTTGGGTAAATCCTCCCCCATCAACGGTTTGTAAACCTACAATGTTGTCTGAGAATGTACCAGCACCATTACCAGGTCTTGGTGGGTAAAAATATTTCGTTCTTGATGTTGCCATTAAGTTGTTATGTTTGCAAAGTTTTTACTGAAATCAATATTATTTCCTCTACCTTGTCTAACCTCATACAACAATGCATTAAATTGGTCTCTAATTTCATATAAGTTGTATTGTCTGTATATGTTATTAGCCGAATCGTAGATTGTGTAGATACCATCATCAATTGACTTAGTTTGATTACCGTAAAGTGCAATTGCAAGAGAAGAAATATCATACTCAACCATATCAATTTCAATTGTAACTGGATTGAAGTAAGTATTTGAAATTATAATACTTTGGTCAGGCTGTCCAATAAATGGTGTTGCGTTTGGTTTGTTTGTTGGTGACGATGATGGTGATAAAGTAAGAAACATCAAATTAGCATTTCCATCAACATATCTATATCTAATAGACTTTTGTGTTGTATTAACTTCATTAGTTACAACTGGTTCACAAAAGAAACATGATGTAACAACTCTAAAGAAATTTGGTATTTTTGAGCCGTCCGAGTTTAAGTATTCTATTCTGAATCCAACCAACCCTTGAGGAACAAATTTATTTTGAAATTGTACAGGTACATTTGTGATATCAATGATAATACCCTTAACATTAGGAAGCGCATTTAAAACACCACAATCTGTAATTACTGTTCTTATCTGAGCAGGTCTCAAATATAAAGTATAAATTCCAAGAGCATTAAATTGTTGTGCGGGTAATGTTAAATTATATAACCCACCTAAGACTTCAACACCAGCGTTTCCGCCTGTTTCAGTATTATTAAAATACGGTCTCAATACCGTTTGAGAATCAAGTTTAGTTAAAACAAAATCATCTGTGACATCTCTTGTTGGTGTATAATTCATGATTATTTCAACATCTGCTGGTGAAACATCACTTGGTCTTATTGTGCCATATGAACCTATAGCCATAATTTCTTGTTTTTAAATAAATAGTTTAACTGGAATTTTTAACATTAAAAAATCCATATCCGTAGTTTATCATATCTCCAATGTTATCTACCTCCCCAAGTCTTTGAACTCTTTCATACGCACTATTCTTTCCTCTCTCAACAAACACATCAGATTGTATCTGTGGTTGGTCCATGACTTTCAGTAAAGCTTCGTTTTTTGTAATTGGTACAGCAGTTAAATTGTTTGGTGTAAATCCTGAGGATAATTCAAAAAATATTGTAGTACCGTCATTATAATCATAGTAATTAATATCTTGAATTGTATACGCAGTAAAAATTAAATTCATGTCTGAAATTGCTCCCCATATTTGTCCGTTAGCAACGACTGGAACACCTACTTGATAAGGTGGGTCTCCATATAATTTTAACTCTCTAATTCTTGATTTTGTTATACCTGAAATTGTATACGGGACTGTCACATAATTGTTTGATGTTTGTGCCGAAACAGTGTTTTCTGCATCACCAGAAAAAATATAATCGTAACTTATTGGCGTGCCTGACCAACTTCCTCCAAGTGGAATAAAAAATGCTTTACCTTGTGGATTCAAAGGTGTTACAATTTTATATGGTGTTGTTATTTGTTTTTCAACTCTTGTAATTCCCCAAGGATTCGTTTGTTGTAAAGTAATTGTATATGTTTTGTTTGCCGTTGGATATGTATGATTTATTGAATTTGGAGTATATTGACTAATTTGTTGAACGGGTGTGCCATCCCCCCAGTCAACGCTATAATCTGATAATTGTAAAAATTTCTGCAATTGGTCTGATGTGTTATAAACATACCATTTATAAGGTTGTTGTGTTGTAGATGAAAAAAGAAAATTTGCAACAACATCTTTTTGTAAAACCGCGCCATCAAATGGAGTATAATAACCAGCATCAATTGCTATTTGTTTTATTAAAATTGGTATTGTTAACCCTGTTAATAAAGATGTACCATTAACACCACTTGTTAATACTTGAGTCATTGCAGAGTAAACTCCGACCGATTGACCTTTGTAATCAACAACCGATAAGTCTCCCTCAATATTTTCTGGTGATACAATAAATCTATAAAAATCAGACATAACTATTATGGGTTAACATATTCGTACCATTTTATGGGTATTGGAGTACCCGCTCTTTCTCCATTCAAACGATATATACTTTGATTTGGATTTATATTAAAAATTTGATATGTGTGTTTGTCATAATCCAAATTAACTTTATAATAGAAATAACTTAAATTATCGAATGAATATGGATTATTACCTAAACTAGACTGTGGCATATTCATCATTTTAGTAAATGAACCAGTCTCTGCATTATAAAATTTAGCTGTCATATAAAACGTATTAATATCCAAAAACGTTCTTTTCTTTAACCAATAAATGAAAAATCCTTCTTTATCTCCAACATAATCTAAAATAAATTGAGGCTTTTTAATTTTGACTGGTGTTCTTTGCATAATTGCATCCATCTTCAACCCTTGCTGAGTTGGTATAATTATCGTAATATAATTTGTCTGTTTCTTTTCATCAGGACTATCATATAGGTCAAGTTTGAAAAACGAATTTGAAAAATTATTATTATAATAATAAACATCTTGAGTACTAAATCCTTCTCCTCTATAATCCATTCTCCAATTACTTTCAGTACTTAATGAACCTCCTGAATAAAAATAAAAATCATATGCAATTTCAGTAATTTTTGAAGTACCACTAAATGGTTCATTTGGAAATCTGTCTACTTCAAAATCTCTACCAAATCCCAACACTTCATCAATTACCTCGACTTCGTATTCGTCAATACTTTCATCAATACCTAAGTAATCCCACTTCAATTCAACTGGTATTACTAATGATTTGTCAGTAAAATTATCTTGTCTTATTTCGTATTTATTGACACTCATCAAATAATGGTTTAATAGGTACATTAACACCAAGAAGGTAGTTATTGTAGTTTATTCCTTCAGGTATTAGTCTGAAAATGATATCTTGGTATGGGTATTGTGCTGAATTGAAAAATGGATAATCAACTCCTCTTCCCAAATTATCTAAAAATCCATATGTATATAAATCTCTCCATCTGAACTGTTGGTCTGAGTTTGAAAAATATGACCATCTTGGAACTTGGTCGATGAAGGCTAAATCTCCTGTTTCAACGTAATCAGAAAACACTCTAATTGTCATTGGGTTATGTGGCTCATAATAATATCCTGGCGAATTTGTATCTGATACACTTGTCGTTTGAAAAACATTTTGATTATACTTTATCTTTTGATAGTATTTGGATATAACTCTTTCTTTTTGTTCATAGTCATTCCACTCACAAAAATCACCATCTATAACATCTCCATATTTAAGGTCTGAATTATAATAAAATGTTTTTGTCGCACCATTTGTTTGAGTATAAGAAGAAACGGGTATGTTTGTATTAGAGTTTATATTTGTTAAGTCCCACCAAGAGTTTACCGAACTAGTTAAATTAAAACCCCAACCTTGTTTAAGTCCCACCCCATTATATGGTTGATTAAAATATCCTGAATAACCTTTGTTCACAATTGTTAAATATAATTCTGTAATTGGTCTCTGTTGATTATCATTTAAATTTTTAATATCTAAATCATAATTCAATGTCATATTATAAGCATTACTACTTGTTTTTTGTGAAATTCTTGAAACATTATTAGGAGTTATTGAACTAAACTCAAATTTTTTTTCTTCCGTAAAAACATTTCTTTCAAATCCAGCTTTAGTAACAATTAAATCTTCAACATTTGTTATTACTTTATGCTCTCTGATATAATATTTTGATGTTGTCTCTGTTGGGTTTTCCGCATTAATAACTCTTCTAAATGTTCCTGTTTTTCCGTCAGCAAAAGTAGTACCTGTAAATCCTAAATTGAATATACTGAATATAAAAACATCGCTTCCTGTTTTTCCATTACCCAAAGAATATACTTGAAACGTTGATTGATTGTTATATTTGAATGAAAGTTCAACAGATTCTCCAATAGTTAATCCATGAGGTGCAATACATTCAAAGGATACTATACCATTACCATTCAAACTGCTTTTATTAATTGAAAATGGTATTCCTGTTGATGCCGTCCAAGTAAGACTGCTATTATTCAGTGCAAACGATAATTTTTTATCGTAGTTATTTCTGTGGGGATATGTTAAATAGTATGTCCAATTATACGTATATGCGCTTTTGGCTTTATAAACAAAATGTTGGTCAGTAATGTTCGGTCTAAAAAAATCAAATTCATAATACTGAGGAAATCCTCTCCAATTACCACTAGCGTAAGACTCTTCAGGTGTTGTGTAGTATAAATTGTATTGAAATGGTAAATAAGTTGTTGTACCCGTATAAGTGTTTGAATACAGATATGTTACCTTGAAAGTTGGTCTAAAAATACTACAAGATTGTCTTTCGTCATCAAATAATTGAGCTAAACTAACAGTTGAGTTTCTATCATATTCGGTAAGTAGTTGACTCTGTTGTTCCAAAGATACTTCAATTTCTTGGTCAGTACTTGGTGCGCCTTGATACTTTAATTGACTTGGTATGATTGTATACTTATTCACTAAAAGAATATTTTGTTTTGAATTTATCTAAGGCAGTTGCACCCTTTATTAGTCCAAAATAAAAATGGTATGGAGCTCCAACTAAAAATCGATTTGGGTATGTTCCACCATCAATTGAATAAAGACCACCATCAGTTACATTAAAAATGTAACCTCTAGCAAAAGTGTCTGATACAGAAGTATTAGATGGTATAAAATAAGATGGTCTTGGTATACTGGTTCTATCTAAAGATTGAATGTATCTTGAAAAAATGCCAGCAGCGTTCTCATCTGTTGAGTAATTTGTTTTCCAGTTATTCATCTCTGTTCCAAAAATAGTGTTGTTTTTTTCCAACCCCCACTGATAAAACGGTACTTGTTGTGACTTAATGCCATATGGATACGTGATTGCATTTGCATTATTGGTAGGTCTGAAATCTATTCTACCTGGTGTCATAAAATCTTTAAATTGTAAATCTTCTGTTGTTGACGAAAAGAATACACCCATCGTTGGATATCTTAAATCCCCTCCAGGTGCTATAATAACCACAGGGTCAGTTGTCCCTCCAGTTGATGCATAAAACTCAGGTGAAAAAGGTATAACTCCTTCTTCAGAATTAATTGATAAAAGTTGTGCCAAATCACCATCAACTCTTCTTTCATATCTTGAAAATAATTGGTCCAAAGAATTATTTTTGTTAAACCCTGCAAAAAGTTGTTGTAAGAAACTCTCATCAGTAATTCTCGAAATGACAAATAAGTTAACCAAATCCGATGGGTCAGAATAACTTGTGTCACTCAATTTATTTAAGATGTATCCTCTAGCAGATGGGTCAAAAATAATTTCCTGATAGAAGGCATCTTTAATCCCTAAATTAACAATTGTTGTTGGGAATAATAAATTTCTACTATTAACAGGTTGTAGTAATCCTTGTGTTGGATATCCAATAAAAGGTTGTGTTGAACCACTTAAGTAAGGACTACTTCTAAAATAAAAGTTATTTGTATCTGAATCAAAATATACTAAATCTTTACAAAATTCAGGAGGTAGTGGTTTGTTTTGTTTATCAAAATATCTATCAACCTGTATTGGAAATGCATATAGCGCTCCATTGACCCAATTGTTTACAAATATTTGAGACAAAACCCCTCTACATAATCCATAGAAAAATCTAAATCTGTATCCCCACTCTCCAAAAGATTTTAAGTCTTTTCCTAATGTTTTTAATGGTTGCTCCATTAAAATATAACACCCATTTTCTATAGTATCAGTTCCTTGACAACCTTCTTTAACACCAAAATTAACGCCATTACCACTATAACAAGTTAACCCAACCATTTTAGTACAATCCCCAACAGTTGATATTACGTTGGTTGCTGCAACTTGTCCTTCAATATCTGGTGTATATGTTGTTGCACCATTACCAAATCTTTCTGATGTAAAATCTTCGGTATCTGTATTTAACACATACATACTAAATCCAACATTTTGTTGTAACAAAGCTGCATTGTTGGTCCAACTACTACCATCTAAATAATCTGAAGATGGAAGTCTGTCCGTTCTTAATACGTTTAATGTTTTAGAGCTTATTGACATTGGGTTGGCAGTGAATGTTGGTAATAGACTTGGCGACGTATAATTTATGGTTGTATTACCTGGTCTATTTCCTATTCTACTAAAATAATAAGCACCTCCCGATAAATCTTCAGAATAATCATAGAATCCTGGCTGAACAGTAGGATAGTATGTAGCATTACTTCCAAAAGTAATTACACCTCTAGCACTATTAATTGTTGTTATGGTTGCTGGTGTTCTTTTAGCCGCAACATAATTAGCATCAAACGCACTATAATAACCAACACCAGACGTTGTAAACCCTGAAAATTGGTCACCCGCACTAAAGAAGTATGAAGGATAAAAAATTTCTGGTTGGGAACTGAATGGTTGTACAGATAAACTACTCGAACTTAGTTTTTGAATTGGAATGTTGAGTCTTGTCTGTGCTGTCACCGTCAAACTTTCAGTATCAGACAACCCTAAAATCCTACCAATACCATACTTATTTGTATACTTTGGAGAATACGGGTCAACCCCTCTTTGAATAATAGTAATATATTGACTTTCAAACCCATCAAAATAATCTTTGGTACTGTAAGGTCCATTAAAACTAGCGTCTCCCCAATGTCCTATTCCATTTCTGTCATTCCATATCACATATGTTGATGATTCCAAAATTCCAGGAAACAAACTTTGGTTTGATGTATTCCATATTTTTGCTGCCTGAGAAATCGTTAGTGCGGTAACTACCTGATAATATTCAATGTCTGATGGGAATTTATAATTTATTTCAGTTGAGCCAGTTGTTAAAAAATAAGTTTGTGACAGGTTTTGTAGTTGATTTGCAGGATTTGCATATTGTACGTTTACAGTCCCCTGTGTAGATAATAAGGTAGCTCCACTAATACCTGTAACAACACCAAAATCAACTGTTGCCGCAGACCATAAATAATTAAGGTCTCTTGTGGATGTTGGAGATACGAAAGTTAAAAGTGTTCCGCTTTCCAATTTTTCTTGCATTGTTATTGTCAAGGTGTTGTCGAAATGTCTAATCCCATTATTTGAATTAGTATCAAAAGAAACACTTATTCTATTAAAATTGTCAAAATATTTTTTTCTTAGATTGAATACATTTATTCTTTCCCCCATAGTCAGATAAGGCGTAGCACTAAAAAACTTTCTATTGTTGGATGGTAGTCGAAGTTCAGTTGACTTCGTTGATTTATATATATAATTGTTTGGTTTGTCTGTTGAATTAGTACCCATAGCCTGACTTACAGCTGCAGCTCCAACTTGAGGGTCTTCATCATCCCAACCTTTAATTGGGGTTGCATTTGCTGCTAATTTTTCTACGTATAATCCGCTGTTACTATATTGTGTAAGTAAAGTAGTAGGAGTACCTCCATCACCTTCCCTGGTTGATTCAGGAGTACAATCACAAGCCTGACAATCAGGATAAGTTATCATTGCCAATTTAATTCTACCAAATGTATATTTGGTAATTTTCCTGAAGTTAATTCCCAAAACAATTGCTATTATTAAATTTATAATTCCTTTTACAATAAATGGTCCAATTAATCCAAGAGCTGGAAAACTTACCGCAGCTCCGATGAAGTTTTGAATTGATTCTCTGAAGAAAAATGCAATAATCAAAACTAAAAATGGTGCCGCAAAATTATTCCATAAGTAGGCAATAAAATGAAAAATAACTAAAATTGGTATTCCTATTAATTGAATTATTTGAAATATTATTGAAAATATAAAATAGAACAAATCAAAGTTTCTAACTCCATCATTAGTAGGAAATTTATTTACAGTAGAAGAACAATCTTGACTATCAATTTCCTTAATACCAATAAATCTTCCTCTATCTCTACCATTTTTATATTCATCTATCAAACTTGAAACGGTATATACTTTATTAAAGTCAAATTGATAGAACGTATCTTCGCAATCAATTGCCGCCTGAACATTTGTATATCCAGACCACGCTAATCCAAAATAATATGAACCTTTTAGATTTTTTTTATTTGTTGCAGTAATATTTGGATTTTGGTTTGGGTCATTAGCTGCAAGATTAGACGAATTTGTCCAACCATATTCTCTAATATTTGGTACCAAATAATATGGTCTTCTAACTTGTTGTGTTATAGTATTTGGTTGTTGCCATTTTATTTTAAATCTATATTTACCCTTTGTTGGAATACCAATAGTTGGGTCATTGGATAGTGTTTTTTCACCAAACTCATTTGTTACAACATAATCCAAATTCATAGGAATCTCTGTTAACCATGTTCCATCTCCATCAATGATATTTCCAGATTGTTCAAGGTCATATTGTTCTAATATTGGATTTCCGTCTGAGTCTTGTTGAATTGTCTGTCTAATTGAAAGGATTTGTCCTGGTCCTGCTTGAAGTTCACATAGATTACCCATGTTATCTCTTGGTTTACAACCTCTTGAAATTTGAACACCGCCAAAATAAGTTGAACCTCTAAGTCTAAAACTATCAGGAGTCGAAAACATTGACCCCATAAAAACTGATGTTGGTTGAATATCTATACTTGCATCATCTCTTAAATCAAAATCTACTCTATTAATTTTGATATCACAAATTGCAGGGTCTCCCCATAAAGGTGCAATTTCAACACTTTTTTGTAATGTTAAAATTTGAGGTAGTGAATCTAAATCAGTTGATGTTCTAAACTTGTTACCCGCAACTTGTTCAGGTGTGGCTCTACCTACTCTTACTAAATCTTGTGGTGTTAATGAAAACTCACCAATATCAGATAAATCAACATCCATGACCATTGTTTGAAACCCTAAAGGTACTCCCATAATCATATAGTCACCACTTTCATTTGTTTTTGAGGTATACTTATAATACTTGTCAAAAATTTCTACAGCGGTTGCACCTGTTAATACATCTGTTCTTGATGGTAATGTTCCTGTTGCTGCGTGTGTTGAATATGATTTCTCATACGTTAACAAATTATATCGATAACCATCTTCGTTTTTATCGGTTGGTGATTTGTATGGATATATACTTGAAATAATTGGGTTAGATTCGTCTACAGATTCAATAGGTATAAAAATAGAAACCCTTGCATTTGGAATACCATATCCATTATTTGCCGTAACTCTACCAACAACAACTCCATAGTCTGCACAACTTCTGATGTAGATATCTTCTTGTTGAAGTTTCAATGAAAGGATTTCCAAGAATTCAAATTCTTGGTCCAATTGTACCGTAATTGTTTTGTTGATACCTAACTCGGTTCGTATTCTATATGAATCACCCATTAAATGACTTTAATTAATAAATAGTTTATGCGGAATTTTTAATAAACCCACACCCTTTAATGATAGTTCAAAGAATAAAATAATAAATGTGTTAAGAGAATGTTACTGATTGGAAATTCTTAACCGATACTCTAATATCTTTGTTAGGATATCTAATTTGATAAACTTGTGAAGGTTGTGCAAAAATAGTATCGTCAACAGCACCAATTTGTTTAATAGCTGGGTCTGAATATTCCATTGAAGTTTCTGCGGAAGAATATTGTCCTCCAACTTCATTAAAAACATCAATACTTGCAACTGTTAAAATACCATTAGTATTTTGTACAATACTTCTTAATTCAGACAGATAAACATTTTGACCAAGTTGTCTTGTTTGTGGATTAAAATATGCAGAAATTTTATCAATCACTTCAGTAATTACTTGTCCAGAGTTTTGTGCAGAATCTAATATAATTGAAACGTCAAGACTCAAATCAATCACCTCTGCAGTGAATATTGATATATAATCATTCATCATTCTATAATTTGATAAATAATTTGCAATATTTTGTTTAAGAGTATTTGAAACTAAATTTGTCAATTTACCTGAAGAATCATAAGATAAAACTTGTATCAATATTTTATTATCGTTTTCGGTAATCGCAACTTTTGCTGGTGCTCCAAATTGAGCTGGCATATTTCTAATTAAAGATTCATAATCTTGTACTGTCACCGCTCTTTTTTGTGCTGAAAAGTTAAAAGAAACGTAGTTTCTAATTTCTTCTAATGAAGGTACTCCAGCCCCACCTACTGCCGCAGTTACGTTATTACATCTTAATGAAGATACAACCGAAGAGTTTGTGACTTCTGAAGGTCCATTAACAAAGAAAGAAACAGTACCAATTTGATTAATTACATTTGTACCTAAGTTAGTTGCTAATCCACCTCCAATTCTATATTGAATAAATAAAGTTGAATTTGGTGTTAGGGTTGAACCTAAAGAAAAGTTATTTGAATATTTTTGTAATTCTAATGTTGTTCCAAGTGTTGTAAATTCGTCTAAAGCGTCTTGCGCTGTATTTGTTCCTCCACCAAAAGTCATTTTTTTAAATCCTTCCGCAGTATACTCAGTAATAAATCTATCTTGTGTTTGTATATATTTTCCAACTTTTATACCAGGTTGGTCTGAAACTTTTGTTGGGTCTTCAACAAATACTCTATCTTCAGCTAACGCATCTACTTCATACCATCTATTATCCAATCCTAAAAATTCAGCAGTAGTTGGTACATTTGTATATTGTGTACCACTTTTTAATAAAACACTAGTAATACCCAAAACGTTTTTTTCAGGTAAAAACAACTCAAAGAAAGGCTTAACATCATTCGGAGTAATTACTCTTTTGAATACTTTTGTAATACCATTCACAACAACTTCTCTCTTTGTAATAGTATAGTTTAATAAAACCCCATTGGCATTAAAGTTTGGTATTTTCAATCTATTTGGAAATCCTTGTGCATTGTATGGTGATGCAAAATTTATATCATATATGTTTTCAAATACAAGACCAGCTCCAATTACTTGTGAACCTCTAAGTAGCGTACCCAAATATCTTTCATCTTCTTTATCCCCATAAGCAGGAACAGTAACTGAAAAATCAACCAAAGATACTGATGGTCTTTGTCCTGGAAGTTTTAATCCATAAGTTCTAGCTATATTGTAAATTGATGACCTTTGTTGTGCATACTGTAATACAGTTTCTTGGATACTTCTATCGATGTGATAGTGTAGGTTATCGGCAACTGCAGCATTTAAATCAAGAAAAACAGAAAATACCGATGCATCATTAAAGTCCTGAATTAATTCAGGATAATATGTTCTGACATAATTTAAGAGTTCGGTTCTTATACCTTGGAAATCTCTAGTTGTATATGATATTTTACGATTAGCCATCTATGTTAAATATTGATAATAACAAAATCACTCTGTGCAAACGATGTACGATTTGTAGAATAATCTATTTTTATTTTTGCAGTATATTCTGAAGTTCCTTTACCTGGGAATCTATATATTGACGATTCACTTGTACCAACACTATTTTGACCAGTAGCAATATCCGCCTCCTCTTGTGGGTCAGCGGGTACAATTGTTATTTGATTTAAAAGAAGATTCGGCATAAAAGTTTCAACTGCATCTCTAATGTCAGATTCAATCGCATTAAAAGTTAAACCATCAAAAGGTTCAAATAAGAATTCATATAATCTTGTACCAAAAGTTGGTAAATAATATCTCGAACCCTTTCTAGTTAATAATAAATGAATCAAATCTGCCTTTATCTCTTCAGACTCTAATTCAGTTAATTGCAAATAATCACCTCTTAGAGAATCTCTGAACGGAAAATTAATACCATATGTAATACCATTTGCCATATAAGATAAATATACTTGGTTTATTTTTTTATTAAAGCCGTATTTCCTTTTTGAGCTTTAGGTTCATAAGGACAATGTCTACAACCATTTCCACAACAACATCCTCTTTGAATATGGTATTCTTCAGTAAAAACTGTTTTACCATTTTCTTTGTAGAAATAAGAAGGGAGAAGTTTTGGCTTCTCCCTCTTATTATTATCTATTTCCTTTAATTGAGTAATAAATTCCATTAATAATGTTTTGAACTAAATTATCTTTCATGATTTTAAACGAGTGTGACTTCACAAGCTCCACCCGCGCATGCTACCTCTCCACTTAAATCGGTATCGTCG